CCAGGGAGGCGCTCAAGGTTTGGGACGAGATTTATCTTTACGAAACCAACCGTCTTGCCGGTATCCTTTACGTACCTAACTACAAGGATCCGTACCAAGCTCGTTACCGTTATGAGCGCTCTGGCGCCGAGTTTATCCAGGCACTTCCTGGTCCCGCTGACACGGCAGTGGGTTCACGTATTTATCTTCATGAGGTTTGGCGGTAATGGGTATTCCGATGGGTTCAGCTGGTGGCTTGCTTCGTAATCTTGGAAATCAAGCTTTAAGATTTCTCGACAAAGATATAATGGCAGGAGCTATAAGAGCAGGAGTTTCTCCAAAAGCAGTAGTGACAGGGGGAGGGAGCATGAAAGACCTTGGTAAAACCATGATTAATATGCGATCCCTTCAAGTTCCTACAACGGCACTGGGAACTTTAGGCGCTGTAAATGATCAATCTTTTACCAACAAGATTCAAAACACATTAAATCAAGTTGGGCCAGCCATTGATCGCACAGTTAGTGACATTGTTCCAGACAACCTTGAAAACTGGGCAGGACGAACTGCACGAGAGTTGGAGAAAGATGGTTTAATTAATATGGCTGGTGGTGTGATTACTGTTCCGTTTGCGGCAGCACAGACCTATGGACAGAAAGGCGGATATAACACTCCTTCTACTGGAGGTACATTACCGCCAGACGCAGGTGGTCGTGCTTATGGAACCCAAGCAACACTAAACGGTAAGCCTGTGGTCTGGGCAGGCAAAGACTATGGTTGGCAGTCGCCTAAGACGGGTAGTGCCACTATGTATGCATTGAATGCCCCTGGTGTTCAGAGTAGATTTATTCAAGATGCTGTTACCGGTTCTCCCGCTGATCGTGCCTACGCAGCAGAAAAAGAACGTGCTCGACAACTGACTGAGCAAGATCCTCTGTTCAAAAAGTACCAAGTTGCGGAGTTGTCCAAGCAGTACAACGCTGCTACTGGTGATGAAAGGGAAAAGATTGGGATGCAAATCTGGGCGCAAACCAACCCACAGTTGGCAGCTAAGATGAAGCCTGGGCAGACCGGTTATTCTGATGTGGCCACTGCATTTCAAAACTTAAGTCCAATCACAGGGATTGTTGGTAAGATGCCCGCTAGTTCCTTTGCGATGCCAGCAGCAAGCGCCATGCCAGGCATTGAGCAGACCTATGGAGCCAGTGCACCGCAAGTTGCTATTACAGGCTTTGATCCGGCTACAGCAGCATCTGTGGTTGCCCCTGGTGCTTTTAGTGAAAAGTCGCCAGTTGATATTACGGCATACTTGAAAAGTCCAGTCGAAGCAAACGCTAAATTTGCAGATCTCGATCAGACTCAGCTGGGCCTCCTTCGTCAGGCCTTCAACCAGCGCATTAAGTAACCTTTGATAGACTATGATCACTTGGCCGTGCCCTGCACGTAAGTCCACCTACTGGATAACGAATCTTTTTTTGATTCATGGTGACCAGTGTTGTTGCATTAAACCGATGATTCTCTGCCCTAAGTTTGTTAAGCGTCTTGCTACAGCCGTAAGTCTGTTCCTGGTTTCCCAAACAGTCTTTACCCCTGGTCTCAAAGCTGAGTCAAACTGGGTAAGTGAATGATCAAAAAGATGAAATAAGTCTTATGGCACCCCGTAGAACTGTTCAAAATCTTTTTGGATTAAAACCTGAAGAGGTAAATGCCCTGACCGTCTTATCGGGACTGGAAGGTTTCCGTGGCGGTAAGAACAGTCCTGATGTAGCCGCTGTTGCTGCAAACGCTCTTGCAAGGCGTCTCAGTGGCCAATGGGGTGGCAAAGACATCCGCAACATTGCAAAGGCCCCAGGGCAGTATGTGGCTGTGGATAACTACAGCATGTCACAGCTGTCCGACCCTACTTTTGGTGCAAAGGTCCTGGGTGGCGAAGCTGAGTTTAATCGCCTCCGGAATATTGTGAACAACCCGGATTTAGTTGGACAACAGTTTAACAAATCAAAGGGTGCACAATCTTTCCGTGGTGTTTCCGCTTATGGAAACAAAAAACCAGGAGATTATATGCCTGTGCCAGGGCAGAGTAATTTCTACTTCAATGGCTTGCAAGGAGATCTGTATAACAAAGGTGCCAGCCTATTTAGTCAAGCTGGAGCCCCTGTAACAGGTCCTACGCCACCGCCGCCTGTACCAGGTGCGGAAACAGGAGATCGTCGATCTGTAGAAGAAATCCTTGGTTCAGCACTTGGCCTGGCGTCTAAGCCTGGACTTGATGTTGTCAATCAACAAGCATCGTCTTTACTAGGCAGTGTTAAAAATGCAATGATCAAATCGTTGATCCCGTCCATCATCAACCCCCTGGGCTTTTAGTTATGGCAAGATTTAGTGATTATCTAGATACTGCGTATCTTCCAGGGGAAGTGTATTCGGCTGGCCTAAGCGATAGCAGTCTTTTGCCTCAGGATAAGATGACGTATATGACGAATAAAAAGTTTAAATTTAAACCAGGTAGTGACGCAGGTGAATACTTTCAACAGTACCTTGCTTTACAAAATAATCCCGAAGCAGCATTGATGTCTGGCATCCAGCTACCCAAAGGGTTTACGGATGCCGCGTCCGGCTTTGGCAGGTAACGCTATAATTAACAAAAAAGCAGTGTAGTAGCAGTGTCCTCAACCTCCACTAATAAACAACCACTATTGGTTGACCGTCCACTATTTGATTCGGTTCGTGTCACCACACAGACTGTTGGAAGCGCTGCTACCAATACACTATTTGTGCAAGGCGGCCAGGCTCCTTCGATCCTGGTGGACATGGACGCAGAACTAAGTGAAGATAATAACAGTGGTGGTGTAATCGACTCCATTACTATCACACGTAACGATTTCTATCGTGGTCCTGACTACACCGTCAGCACCGCAACGTCTGGCACACCAATCGCTCTTGTCAGTGGGCAGATTGTTCTTATCTCCACTACTGGAGTACTGACTGGTGGCGGGGCTCCCTTCAGTGGTTACGGCTATTACACCTACACAGGTGCTGCCACTCTTACCGGCATCAACAGTGACCTAAATTATTCTGGTGGCACAGCTTCGGGCTTCCTTTACCAAGGCGTTGCTTACGGTAACTTACCCGCTGCAACCTTTGTGTTTTACCACACACGTGGAACAACCGTTCCTATTCCCGCATCGGGTGACTACAAAGTCCTGTTTGCCAAAACAGTCCCAGCTAACACCAAGATTGTTGATTGCTCGGATGTATTGCCTCAAGTGGCTGTTCCAAGTGTCAGCGCAGGCAACACTACCGGATTAGGAGAAACCGCACCACTTCGTAACAAGGGCATTTACTTAGAGCGTGGCGACCGTGTTTACGTGGGTGTGTTCCCTGATGGTCCTAACGTATCTGGCTATATCCCTGGTGCACACGTGACTGCCCAAGGCGGCTTCTTCTAACGATGTCGCCAAAGAGTGGGAGCTCTTTTGGATCGTTTGGTAAAACTGAAAAGTTTCAACCAAATATTGTAATTCCAATTACAACAGAGTTCTCAAAGGGATCTGTCCCTGGATCAATCTCAACTGTTAATAGGGAATCGGCTTGGGCTAGATGGCGAAGGGGGTATGAGCTAGCAACAGCTAATACATACGATAACGATTATTCGTATCGTTTTAGTTACCAGTTGCCTGTGCCAGAGGGCACGCCTAGCTCAGAAACCAATCCCAACCCGGTTGTCTCAGGGGTGTTTGTTGGCTTCCCAACGACCAACCGAGAGCTTGGCATGCACTGGTCCATATGGAGATATGCGGGCTCTACAAGGACTGATAAATTAAGTGATCCGGTGTCTAGTGACACCTTATCTATTCAATACATAACGTCTGATTCTCAAAACTGGTATGTAAAACTTGCGGGAAGTTGGAGTGCTGCCAACCCGTTACCACCTCCTTTTTATATTGCTGTTCCAGGGCAAACTACAGGACTCAAGCCGCTAGACAGTGAAATACTTGAAGACCGTATCATTGAAGAAAACGGTCCTATTATCACAGCAAATACCATTGATCCAACTACTCAAAAACGCTATGGGTACGTCCAAGCTGTTTTGGTTAGCACTGATCCTTTTTCCGGGATCTTGACTATTAAAAAAGCTGGTTCTGTTTATATCAGTCCTGACAAACAGTACATTACCCCTTCACCGGTTCCCTTTACTGTTGACAGATTTTTAATTACGGGAGCCCGTTTTGCATGCTCTTGTCAAGACTTTACCCACAGAGAATACAGCTTCATGCTGGACGTGTCCTCTGCTACTGGAACCAAAAAGTTTTATCCACGCACAAACGTTGCTTCTGTTAAGCCGGGTCGTTTTGAAGCCACTACACAGGCAGTGCTTTCTACACCAGTTTTATTTGATGCTATTACGGCTAGCGCTTCATCCATCACGGTCAGTACCAGGGTGCCGCCCCCGTTGAATAGCTTTGTCTATGTAGAGGGAACGACAGGTGGCGTGGCTGATGGTGTTTTCCAAGTACTTGCAGTCAATCCTGGCGTTAGCTTCAACTATGAAGTATTGGGTAATGCTGGTGCAGGATCCATACTTAACCCAGGCGTTACCAAAATTTTTGAAGCAACCGAGATTGCATCCAACGCTGCAATGACAACTGCTGACGTAAACAAAACCACAACCGTGTATGCTCCACAGGGTTTTTCGCCACCCATTTCAACGTCTATTAATAACGTAACGCTTATAAATTCAAATAGGGACAACCCTGGCATCTATAGAGAATTTGGTGCAACTTATCTAAGAAGTGAAAACGTAATTAGTGTGCAGGGATCGACGCCAGAAGGGATGCCTACATACAATGACTACTCTTCAAAACAAGATCAGATCACAGCTTTGACTGACAACTGGACACCTTTGCTAGATGAGATGCGTTACTGCAAACACATCTATGCACTTAAGTTCAAAGATGGGGTGTTTCCCCCAGAACCTTCTGATTTCCCACTGGAGATGGGAAGCATGGTTACCTGGGAACAAAAACTGGTTGACAACACCGAAAGCGAACAGAAAGAAGCACAGGCCTTCAGTGTTACCAGGCGAGCATTGTCCACAATGGATGTTCCGCCTTACAACTGCCAGTCCCCGGCACTCTCCCCGATTTTGCAAAAATTGTTTAACGTACCGACTGCTTACATTGAAGTGCAAAACTTTACAATGTTTGACAAAAGGGGCAACGCATTTACGCCATAAAAAACGGCCCTACACAAAGCAGGACCGTTGAGTTGCAGTGCTCTAGCTCAGACAGCAGCGGCAAGTTTTTGTTGCTTGCTAAGGTGCTTCCGGACGGCAGCTACGTTCCAGCGATAGCTATCCCGTGAGTAGGTGCCAGGGAAGGCAGCGAAATGGGGGCCAAGCTTCAGGGTGCCATCATCGCGGTACTTGAAGAGAGTTGCGCGGTCAATACCCAGCAGTGTTTCCGCCTGTTGGACGGATACCCACTCACGTTGTTTGGTCATGACTTGGAAGGAAGTCGTGTGCGCATCTACCTTATCAGGGCACCGACGGCTGTCAAGGGGTGTTCACAGTTTTTTTATCTTTATATTTAAGTTGAAAATGTATGAGGTGAAATTAAAATAAGATAACTGCAAATTGAGCATGTTCAGCTGCGAACACGAACCTCTCGCACTGCTCCTTGAACTGACTCCCAAACTTGCAAAGAAACGATTTAGACAAGCTATTTACGACTCCTGGGATTGTAGATGCGGTTACTGTGGAGACGAAGCAACAAGCCTCGACCATATAATTCCTAGGTTCAAATCCGGCTCCAGTAATCGAGACAACTTACTTCCTTCTTGTCGGCGTTGCAACACTTCCAAAGCCAGCGCTGAAATGGAACATTGGTACAAAAAACAAGAGTTTTATTGTGAATTAAAATTTAAGCGCATCAAAACTTGGATGGACCAAAAAACTGTTGATGTTTCTTTGTATACTATGTTTGACCCTGTTATTAAGTACGCAACTTAAAGGTTGTGTGTTTGCAAGATCAAGGTACAATGTAGATACTGGTACCTTTAAAGTTCTTTAGTACTTATTGCTGCCTGATGGCATCTCTTCGCTACGACTCAACAACAGGTAAATGGGTGCCCGTGTATTCCTACACGGGTTTTAGTGACGATGAGCTGAAATCAGATCGTCAGGAAACAGAACAATATCAATATCAAGTACAAAACGGTACCAGGTGTGCCAAGCGATTTCTTGGTGTTTGTGTAAGAAGAGCGCCAACATATGAAACAAGAACAGGGACGCGTGGTCTTTCTACAAATGGAGTTCCTAATTCTACTTTAAATTCGGATGGTAGGTCTAATCAGAAAGCTAAAGCAAAAGGAGAAGCAGAGAATACTGCGGTCAATACATTAATACAAAAAGCGCAAACCTCGAAGGGTGGCGACTACGTTTCTGTTAGAAATTCGTTTCTCAATACAAATCTTGGATTGGTAGAGAATGGATACACACAAGACAAAGCAAATGAGTTTAAAAACGCACTAGTCGATTCTTTTAAAGATTTCTATCGTTCTGAAAAGCTTGAGTCTTGGGACCCTGCTTTAGGCAGCAAGCCCCTTTACGGTGATTTTCAACCAAGTTATTACGAAGGAATTAATCCGGTAGCCGCACAACAGTATTCAGCTGCTGTTGCAAATGATGACATTGACATTACGGAACGCTATGGGAAAGCAAATTTTTACTATTGGCATTACACAACTCAAGGAAAACCTGCAGGACTAAGAGGAAACGCTGCTGAAACCACTGAACAAGCCAACAAATATCTTGAAAAAAAACCAACAGATAAAGACTTACAAGACGTAAGAGATCTGCAGCTGGGCATTAACACAGCAACGCAAACACAACGTCTCTTGAATATTCCAGAAATTGCAGCAGAGTGGGAAAAAGCTCGGAAGGGGGATCCGTACTGGTCTCAACAAGCCAAAGAAAAATTTTTGGATCCATCAAAACCGGATGAATTTGCTGTTTTATTCCGTTTATCAGAACGTCCAGAAGATAAACAAGTCAGCTTGGATTACAACATCAATGCTGGCTATGGAGTTACCGAATTAGAAGATGCTCTTAACCAGGCTGTTGGAGAAAAAGCAGTGGTTGATGCCAAGCGGTTTGGCGCGTTAACTCAAAACGTTCTTCAAGATACCATTAAGGAAATGAAGAAGGCCAAAGCGCAAGAAGAAATGCTAGGCCTGCTGGGTGGCTTTAGCGGCTTCAGTGAAGTCATGGATATAAATAAAACATTAACCAATTCAATTTTGGGCGACACAGGTGTGGGTGGAATGCTTTCCTTTACGTCCGCAGGAAAGGCTGAAGAATCTCTGGAAAAAAGCCTTCAAAATATTACAGGTGTTAGAAACAATGCGACATACAATTGGCAACAATGGTTTGATAATGCGTTAAAAACAAAATACAATCAAGACCTGGAGCTTGGTTACACAACAGCAGAAGCAACAGATCGCGTTAAAATTGATTCTGAATTTGCACGGCAATTTATTGATGACTATTTAATTCCACGTTTTAATACATCTAAGTCTATGGATGAATTTGTTGAGTATCTTGATGTTCGTCAGGAAGAGCAAAACCCATTTCAGACTCAAGACATGCTTAACGCAACAAGTCAAGTTGCAAACCTGAGGGCACAAGCCTACTTAGATCAACTTAGAGCAAGTAATGATCGTTATTTTGATTCTAGTTTTTATTTCAATCCAACCGGTGACAAAGCGCGAGAAAGCGCCTATGCGGAACAAGCCTCTACAGTTGGATCTGACTGGGAAGCCGCCAAGAAAGGTGATGGGTACTGGGCTCAGCAGGCTTATCGATTTGGCGTAGATGTAAATGATAAAGAAGCATTTGCACGCATGCACTTCCAAGTTAAAGGACAGGGTAAAGGTTATGACGGTGCAGATGACATTCTTAATGCCAGCAAAGTTCAAAATGAAATCTTTACCAACATTCTTCCAGCGCTTAAAGAAGAAGCGTTAAGACAAGAATCTATTTTTGGTCAGTTTGTTACACCCGAAGAGTTTGCAGACGAGATGCTGCGTGGCTTGGACCCAGAAGACAAGACTAGCTGGAACGAAGTGTTACAACGTTATGGTTTGACTGATTTCAAAGGAACTGTGGACGAGTTAAAAGAATATATCAAAGAAACATTAAGGACGGGATCTGCACAAGATGTACGAGAAAAGATTAAATATTTAAATGAAAAACGCAAACGTCCTACGCAGCAGGTACTTGGGCTTACATACATTGAGCGCCCAGAAGATTTTAAAGATGAGATGTCAAAACCCACGACTGAGTTGTTTAACGTGTTTCAATCTGCAGGTTATCAAGGAACTGAAGATGAGTTTTACACTAATTTCTTTCCAGATGTAGATCGATCTGAGCAAACATTGTTGACTAAAGCAGGCAAAGATACTGCGTTAACAAGTTTTGGTTTAGACCTAAGTGACCCCTTTGCTTCCCTTGGAACTATTGAAAGCTTCCTTGACGAGGATACAACTACAACAGATGAGAAAACAGAGCCTTCTTCCTCAAGCTTTTTCAGCTTAGGATCAGAAGAGGATGAAGATACCAACTACAAATCCAAGACAGGCGAAAAGATTCTTGGTGAATTTACCTCGATGTTTAAAGGACTCTGATGGCAGACAAACGTAAAAAAGCAGCAGCCGCAGCCAAGCGCTTCCAAAAGGATAAGATGGAGTGCAACAAGCCTCAGCGGGCTCCCAAGGGGGACAAGCATAAGTACGTTGTCAAAGGGTGCCAGGACGGCAAGGAGGCTATCGTACGGTTTGGACTGCGCGGCTACGACGACTACCTATCGCACAAGGATGAGGGAAGACGTGCTAACTTCAAGGCCAGGCACAACTGCTCCGAGAAGAAGGACAAACTGACTCCCGGGTATTGGGCCTGTAATTACAACTGGTAACCTCATGGCAAAAGCAAAAACAACTTCCAGCACCAAGATTGAATCCAAACCGAAAAAAACACGGCAAGGACAAGGTCAAAACTCATTGCCTAATCACGGTCGCAAAAAAATGCGCGGACAAGGACGCTAAATTGTGTATGATTGGGGATAACAAGTGTTATCCCCATGTCGGACTTTTCGCATGCTATTAACCTAATTCGTAAATACGAAGGTTATAACGAAAGCGCGTACCCAGATCCAACTACGGGAGCAGAACCGTACACCATCGGTTTTGGTACTCAGTTTTACCCTGACGGTGCCCCCGTAAAACAGGGGCAGTGCTGCAGTAAAGAAAAGGCATTGGAATATTTGTTTCACGAAACCAATATTATTGACACTCAACTAGAAAAATTAAACCTGGGCCTAGATGATTCCATGCGCCAGGCTTTAATTTCTTTTATCCATTCCGTTGGATGGGAATCATTCCTTTACAGCCATCTTGTGGATGCTATTGAGAACGAAGATTTCTGCACGGCAACCGAAGAAATCGGTCGTTGGGTTTTTGACGAAGAGCATCGGGTTATTGGTAGTCTTTTGGAAAGGCGCAAGGAAGAAGCTGCATTGTTTCTTCAAGAAACAGAAGCAAACCCCTGGGGCACAACCGAGATTTTATTGCGAGCTTTTCGCAACTATGCGGCGGCAGCTCATCAGGTTAAAGCTATTCGTCACCTAGAAGAACGTGTCAGCCCTTATGTATTGTCAGAATTTGCCAACGAGTTTCAAATTGACGATACTTTGTGGGACGATTACACCCAAGAGAGCTTGACCGGTATCTTCAACAGCTAGGATTAGAATAGTTGCATTGAAGACATGCAGAGCGGAATGGAACGTTCGGTTGAACCCCGGGAGTTTGAGCTTCCTCTGGAGCTGCAGTTTTCCATGCGTAAAGCTGAGTTGCAAGCCCAGGAGATGACCTGGGACCAACTCTATTCCGCACTCCTTAACCTGTACCACCAACGTTTAATGGAATGGTACGCCGTCAAATCTTTGATGGCCGATGAGAATATCGAGATTGATTTTGATATTCCCACCGACTTGGAACTGGCAGAACTAGTTGCCAGCTGCATTGGTGACGAAGATGAAGACGACGACGAAGAAGAGGCCCTTCCCTTCTAGATTTCGTCAAGCTCTAGCAAACGGTCCAGGTACCAACGTGCTTTCTTCAGTGATTCTGTCCCGCCTTTATGGCGCTCACGCCACACATACTTGGCGATATTTCCCTTTAGATATCCGCGATATTCTTCAGAAGTTAGCTGTGCCTCAATCGCTTCAATACATTCGATTCCGCCGTCAAGATAATGAGGCGGATGATTGACAAAATCAAGTTTTAGTTCGGGACGGTAAGGTTTTGTTGCCCATGGAACTGGGCAAACTCCGTCTTTACAACCGTTGTCTTCTACCGGCTCAAACCACGACGTTTTTTCGACTGCTCCAGCATCTCCTCGCTGGGACCGTTCAGATCCAGCATCAACATCTTGGGTCGCGGAGAGGAGCCCGGGTTCGTTGCAAGTGCTTCCTCCATTGAGGGAATGTAGCCCGTCATGCCCGGCCTCTGACCTGCCAATGCAGGATTCCCCTCCAACCCCAGATTGGTCCTTTCCATTCCCTGTTCGCATGCCGCTAGACCCCTGTTGTACATGTCATACAAGGGTACATCATTTTCTTCATTATCGATGGGCTGCCCAAAGTCTTCTTCATCGAGACAGCGGCATTTAATTTCGTCTTGAACGAAACTATCTAAGAAACCAGCAGCACTATTGCCGTGCATGATTTTTCTCTAGCTTGATTTATTCCTTTTACAATAATACTATGGCAAAATTCTTTGATGCTCTTTACGATCCGCGTCAAGACTCGGGTACGTCTGCGGCTGAAAGTTCGGACCTGCATCCTGAACAGGCGTACGATACAGATATGCGGCGCGTAGATCCAGAAGAACGTGGCGCAGTTGAAGCAATTAATGACAATCAAAACCGCATTGGAAAATTTATGCGTGCTGCCAAGAGTGCAGGTGAATACAAAAAACGTTCTTTGATTGCCGAGCCGACTGTTAACGGTAGAACGCCAAGGACTGAAATGACTATCGCTGGCAGTGCTTTACCCAGCATGGGAGACACAATCGGGCGGGCTGGTAGTACCAACTATGCTGATAAACCAGGCGCCCAATTTGGTAAAGCGTTTGTTTAACTCAAGTCATACTTGAGAAAACACAATGTTGTTTGGTTGGTCTTGATACTTACCTTTACGGTCTTGGTAAGTAACTTCACAGGGGTTGCCGCGATAGAACAACAGTTGTGTAATACCCTCATCAGCGTAGATCCGATTAAACAAACCAGTGCAATTACTGATTTCCAAAGTTAGATAACCTTCCCACCCAGATTCTGCAGGGGTGATGTTAACCAAGATCCCTGATCGTGCATATGTAGATTTACCTACTGCGACAACGGTTACGTCCCGTGGAAGCTTGAGACGTTCTTGGGCAACACCTAAGCAATAGCCATAAGGAGGCAACATAAAATACTGGCCTTTCTCATCTTCTAGTAACTCTGCTTCACAAAGAATTTCAGGATTAAATTCTTTTGGGTCACATTCACCAGCTTGGATGCGCCCAAAAATTAAACACTGTTTAGGTGATAGGCGAATGTCATAGCCATAAGAACTGAGCCCATAACTTAAAATCCGTTGTTCACCTCGTTGGCTAACAAGATGGTCTTTAAACGGAGCAATCATCTCCTTGTTTTGAGCCAGATACTTGATTTCCCAGTCGGCCAGTATGCTCATGGCTGCGTTGAAACGTCTTTCAGTCTACAAAACTTAGCAGAGAATCCGACCCTTTTCCCCGTAAATATCTACAAAACGTTCGGTGGCTGTGGTCGGGTCATCCATTGGTGGCAAGTAAACCAGGAATGAGGTGCAGGTCTTGTGCTGACCAATGCCCTCACTTGTATTTTTTCTTAACAATGGCGGGGTTTTTAAGATGCAAATAGGGAAATCAAAGATTTTTTGCTCGTACCGGATCATGTCCGGGCAGTTGGTAAAGTAGAGACCCTGCTTGATTTCCCTTGATAGCCACGCACGATACATCTTGCGAAACCAGACGGCATGCGAAGATGTCAAGGTTGGTGACGAAGCGCGTGTCATCTTCCACTTGTCGTTCTTTTTGTCCCAAAAGTAAGCACCCCTGGGGGGGAACAAGTAAGCACTCCCAAACCACTGTTGACAATTCAACCCATCATCCGAGGGTGTGAAATAATTCTTTGCTTCAACAAACTGGTTTGCTGTCTTGGAACTGGCAACGTCTAAGTCAATGCCATCCAAAAGAGCATGCGCTGAAGATACCAGGTCGTAATTGGTGATTAACTCAAGGTCTTCAGAGCGTTTATGAATATCTTGTAGGCCCACTACTTTTCAGATACGGTGTTGTAATCAATCTCTAGATAGCGCATTCCCTGGCCATCATTAATGATGTACCCTGCTTTTTCCAAGGGATCAATCTTTTGTGCTGCGCCAAGAATACGTCGGAACGTCTCCGCCATGTCACCGTCATTTGATCGTTCGCACTCTTCTTGTGCAGAGTGCATCTCCTTAAGTGTCAAGAAAAACATGGAGCGTTCACTGTTGTCAGGCTGAAACACCATGACGCCAGGCCCCTCGTGTTCCCACATTTGGCAGTATTGCTCCCCCATATCACCAAGGATTAACTTGATGGTGGCATCGAGCATCCGTGCTTTTGTCGCGTCCATCTCTGGACCAATCACAGAAGCAATTAGCTGTTCTCTACGGTTCATGGTGTTAAAAGCCCCTGGCGTGTAAGTGAATCTAAGAGCTTAGGCATTGGTTGATACAAGACCACCATCTTGCCTAGTATGCCGCGTTTTTTGACGAGCCTGCCATTGTCATCTCTTACCTTATCAAATTCTCCAGACCTGATCAGGTATTCGGCTACGCAGCGAAGGCGTCGTTTTAGTGGCAATTCAGCTTGCGGGAATTTACCACAGATCGTATCAGGGGTCATGTCCTTGAAAGCAATACGTAATCTATTGGCCAAGGTCATGCCTGAATTAACGTCTTCTTCTTCGTAGTTCAGTAGGTTTTCCAGGTATCGCCGCAGGCAACCATCATCGAACGAACCCCCTGGTGGCAAGAAATCTGCTACTTGTCGAATCAAAGATTCTGGAAGAAGATTTTCGTGATTCTCGATGGTGACAAGATCAATCTCTACGTTTTTAAATCGATGTGCCATCATTCCAACCTGTCAAAACCTGTGGACACATACATGGGCGATGATTTTTTCCTATAATCTTGCGCGTCAAGATCACGGTTTTTGGCGAAGGAGCGTATCAGATGGTTCCAGGGTACCCTGATGATTGCTTTTCGGTTGGGATCCGGCGAGGCATTGACGTAATGGATGCCTTCAACCCAGCCTTTTTCTGGATTCTTCCGTCCCATAGCCATCCAATTACGCAGTGTTTGGTCGGAAACACTTAGACGGCGGCCACATTCTTCTGTCGAGATGTACTCATCAGCAAAAGCTTCGGGATTCAAGACATCCGTCTCACCGTCTTGGTAACGGCTGTGCCACATGGAGCCAAGGATATTCCTGATACCCTTTAGCTCCCATGCGATATCTTCCAGTCCTTTTCTTAATCCGTAATTCATAGCAACACCTGTTTGTTAGATGCTAA